GTCTGCGCCCGGCCCGGAGGGCGTCCACCCGTCCGGGCCTCCTGCAGCTCCGGGCAGCGTGCCTGCGCCGCCCGGCCCGGCCGCGCGTGGCCGCAGGCGGCCTGCGGCTGCGGCGCCGCCGCTGCGCCGCAACCCGAGCCGGGTAGAGATCGCCGCCGGCACCGACCCGGTAACCCGGCAGCGGGACTGGCAGGCCCACGTCGATGGGCTGCTCGGCTCGTACCGGGCGGTCGTCGCCGCGCAGCGCAAGGACATCGTGGATCAGGTGATCGCCGCAGTCGGGCACGGCCGGACCGCCGCGCTCGCGTCGCTGTCCACCTCCTCCGACGTCGGCGCGGCCCTGATCGCCGCCGCCATGACCGCTGCCGCTGACCAGGCCGCCTCGCGGATGATCAGCGAGGCCGGGTCGCAGGGCGTCACCATCTCCTGGGACAAGGTGAGGATCGACACGGCCAAGCTCGGGAAGATCGCGGAGGCCCGTGCCGCGCTCGCCGCGTCCTACCTGTGCCAGCAGGCAGGCGGGAAGGCGCTGCAGGTCGCGGCGTCGCTGATGGATGATGCGATGGCCAGCGGCGACCAGATCGACTCGTTCCTCGCGGGCCTGTCGGACACGCCGCTGGCCGACCAGCTCGGCGCGGCGATGACCGCCGCGCAGAACACGGGCCGCGTCGCGGTGCTGGACGCTGCCCCGGAGTCGGAGGGCCAGGCAGTCTACTACGCCTCGGAGATCCTGGACCGCAACACCTGTGACCCGTGCCAGGCCATCGACGGGGCGACGCTCGGCTCCCTGGAGGATGCCGAGGCAGCCTACCCGTCCGGGGGTTACATCGACTGCGAGGGCGGGATGCGCTGCCGGGGGACCGTCGTCGCGCTCTGGGGCGAGGGCGGCGGTTCCCTTCCCCCGGGGATCTTCCCCGGCGAGGGCGAGGGCGACAGTGGCGGCTGACCCTGACGTGGTGACCGTGCCGGCGCTGGTGACCCTGCCCGGGGTGGACATCCTGGCGGCCGGGACGTGGAAGCTGTCCACGGGGGAAACGACGTTCACCACCGATGACCTGGCGGCGGCGGTGGACGCGGCGTCGTGCCCGGCCGTGGGAGACCCGATCATCAAGATCGGTCACACCGACAAGCGGTTCGCGCCGGGTGACGGCGAGCCCGCCATCGGCCATGTCGTGAACATGTCGCTGGCCGCCGAGGGAAACAAGATCACGGGTGACCTGGCCGGGATGCCGGGATGGCTCGGGGACATTCTCCCGAGCGCCTACCCGCAAAGATCCATCGAAGGTGCGTATGATCTGGTCTGTCAGATCGGGCATACACATCCGTTCGTGATCACCGCCCTGGCCCTCCTCGGGGTGACGCCTCCGGGGGTCGGGGTCCTTAACGGTCTGGACGATGTGGCCGCGCTTTACGGCGTCACCGCGACCGGGCAGAAGTCCTCGCGGGCGTGGCACTTGAGAAGCGGAGACCCGATGGCTGGCATGATCATGGCCGCTGGCATCACCACCGAGGACGTGCGCCGCGCCTACTACGAGCAGCCGTCCACCAGCTTCGCGATGTGGATCACCGAGATGCAGCTTGACCCGCCGATGCTGATCGTGGCCGATGAGGCGACGAACAACATTTACCGGGTGCCGGTGACGATCAAGGGCGGGGACATCACGTTCGGGGACCCGGTGCAGGTCGTCGTGGAGTACCAGGACGTGCCGGCCAAGACCGCTGCCGCGCGCAAGGTGGTCACGTTCGCCAGTGCCGCGGACTCGCGGGCGGGTGTCGCCGCCGCGTGGGACGGCGGGATGGCGCAGAAGAACATGGGCACCGACCCGTCCCAGTCCGCGATCAACAAGATGTACGCCCTGCCCGCCGACACCAAGTCGGATTCCAAGCTCCCCCACCACGACTGCGGGTCGGATGGCACGGTGGGCGGCCCGAACGCGGACGGGTGCAGCGCGGCCATCGGCGCGATCAACGGCGGCCGGGGCGGTCTCAAGGGCGTGTCCGCCGCCGACTGCAAGAAGGCGTACAACCACCTGGCCGCCCACCTGCGGTCGCTGGGCAAGGAACCCCCGGACTATAACGGGCCGTCAGCGGCGGCCTCGCTGGGCTGGCTGCGCGAGGTGCGCGAGCTGATCGCCGCCGCATCCACGGGCGATGACGACGTGCAGACCATGATCGCGTCGCTGGATGCCACGCTTGACCAGGCTGCCGGGCTGACCTCGGCGGCTGACCGTTCCGGGCTGCCGTCTGACGTGGCGCAAGCCCTGGACCTGCTCACCGCGGCCGAGCAGATCAGCGAGGAGATCATGGATGCGCTGGGCATCGATGACCCCGACCAGGACGATGACGGCGGGTCGCAGCAGGAGCCGGACGGCGGGCATGAGGAGGTCGGCGCGTCGAGGCGGATCAGCGCCCGGCATGGCGTCAACGCCGACCAGAACGTGACCCACTCCCATGCCCACTCGGCGTTCGGCACGCAGGGCGGTGACGCCACCCACACCCATGAGCACACCCACGAGGCCGGATCGGCCACGCATAACCACCACGCCCAGGCCAAGGGCTCCGGGCAGACGAGAGGAGCGGCCGAGATGGATTTCTCGGACGAGCAGATCAAGGCCCTGCGCGACCGCCTGGGGCTGGGCGACGAGGACGAGATCACCGCCGAGCAGATCATGGCCGCGCTGGCCGAGCAGGCCGAGGGGGGCACGGTCGCGGCGAAGCTCCCGGAGGGCGTGATCGCCATCGACAAGGATGTCTGGGAAGCCACGCAGCGGCGTATCCGGCAGGGTGAGGTGGCCCGCGAGCAGCAGCTACTCACCGCGCGGGACTCGGAGATCGCCGCCGCGATCCGGGCGGGCAAGTTCCCGCTGTCCCGCAAGGCGCACTGGGAGCGGCTGTGGCAGGCCGACCCGGAGGGTACGCGCACGGTCCTCGCGGGGCTGACGCCGGGCGCGGTGCCGGTGGAGGATATCGGCCTGCCGGGCGGCCCGCAAGACGAGTTGCTCGACCAGGAATACAGGTCGATCTTCCCGCCTGCCTTCGAGCGTCACGCCGCTGAGTAGCGATGGGCGACTATACGCCCGTCTTCATCGAGGGCGAGATCATCACCCTGACCGCTGGGGCTGCGGTCAAGGGCGGTGATCTCCTCGTGGTCACGGGCAACAACACGGTCAGCCCGATCACGCCGTCAGCGACCCCGTATTCCAACTTCGTCGGCTGTGCCGCATCCGACCAGGCGACCGGCGCCAGGGTGTCGCTGTACTGCCGGGGGCCGGTGCACGAGTCGCTGGCAGACGGGGCGATCACGGCAGGCGACCAGATCTGCACGGCCACTAACACTGGCAGGCAGGTCCGCACCCTGGTCCCTGCCTCGACGCCCGGCACCGAGCCCGCCGTGTACTCGGCGGGTGCCACGGTCGCGGACCTCACAGCCGCCCGGTCGGTCATCGGCGTGGCGCTCACCTCCGCAGCGGATAACCAGAAGTGCCGCTGGATGATGCTCGTCTGAGAGGAGCCGGACACCATGCCCGACTACCAGCCGGTGAACCCGACCAACACGCTGCCCAAGACCAGGACTGCCGGGGCGGCGATCACGGGCGGCCAGCTTCTCCTGCCGACAGCCGACAGCGTGGTGTCCCCGGTCACGGCCAACACCCAGCGGGCCACGTCAGTGGCCGCCCATGACGCGCCCTCGGGGGGCCGGGTGACGGTGTGGCCGCTGCCCGGCGTCATCCACGAGTCGGTGAACAACAATGCCGGGGCCGTCACGGCCGGCGCGCCGATCACGGCAGGGGCCTCGGCGGGGGTGGACACCGGCCTGCTGGGCACTGTCGCCGCCGCGGGAACCCTGGTCGGCATCTGCACAAAGGGCGCGGCGTCCGGCGCCAAGCTCCAATGGATCGGAGTCTGAGGAGGAAACCGTGCCTGACTACCAGCCCGTCAACGCGGCTGACATGCTGCCGTTTACCAAGACCGCCGGGGCGGCGATCACCGGGGGCACCCTGGTGACGATCACCGGGGACAACGCCGTGTCGCCGTCCACGGCCGGGGACCGCTCGGTGGGTGTCGCCGCCCATGATGCCGCCAGCGGCGGCCGGGTCACCGTATGGCCGCTGCCGGGGGTGATCCATGAGATCGCCCCGCAGGGGGCGGTGGCCCTGACGGCAGGCAACCCGGTGATCGCCGGCACGACCGGGCTGATCAACACCGGGGCGCTGGCCACCGTCGCCGCAGCGGGCACGCTGCTGGGGATCTGCACCAGGGGCGGAACCGGGGGCGGCACGCCGCCCAAGGCCCAGTTCATCGGCGCCTGACCGCAGGCTGCCGCAGCACAACAGGACCCGTCAAGGGAAAGCAAAGGAGTGAGACCAGATGCCAGGTTCGTACCCGGCGCCGCCACCCACCTTGTCGGGTGACCTCGAAACCATTAGCCGGTTCCTGCAATCACCGACGCAGATCCGGCGCCGGCTGCGGGACTACCACGACCTGCGGTTCGTGGCCGACCAGCTCTTGACGCAGCGGTTCCGCACCAGCGGCGGCGCCGCGCTGTACGAGCTGTCGGAGCCGTTCGTGACCGACCGCTCGGTGGAGGCCGTGGGCCCGGGCGCGGAATACCCGTTCGCCAACATGCCGACCGGCACGGCCGGGATCTCCTCGGTGTCGAAGTGGGGCCAGAAGGTCCGGGTCACCGATGAGGAGATCGCCCGGAACGTGTATGCGGGCGCGACCATCGACCGCTGCCTGCGGAAGGTCGTCAACTCGGTGATCCAGCAGGTGGACGGCACGGCCATGTCGGCTATCGCGTCGGCCGTGAGCAACCACACCACGGCCACCGTCGCCTGGGCGACCGCCGCGACGCGGACGATCTTCCAGGACATCCTGCTGGGCAAGGCATCGATCTACGCGATGAACCTGGGGTACAAGCCCGACACCGTGGCCGTCGATGACACCCGGTACGCGTACATGATGTCCGACACCAACATCACCAACGCGCTGCGCCGCGAGACCACGGACAACCCGATCTACACCGGCACGATCGAGATCATCGCCGGGCTGACCATCGTCGTGTCGCCCTCGGTGCAGATCGTCACCCATCCCTACGTGCTGGACTCCACGCAACTGGGCGGGATGGCCGACGAGATGGATGACGCGCCCGGCTACGCGATGGCCGACCTTGCCGTGCAGGTCAAGTCGCTGCGCCTGGACGCCAACGACGCCTGGGACCTCCAGGGCCGCCGCAAGACGGTCCCGATCGTGCAGGAGCCCGGGTCGGCGGTTTACATCGCCACGGCCTGACGGTGCCGTACAGCTACCCGGCGATGCCGCCCGTCCTGGACGGCCCCGAGGGAGGAGAACGAGCTATGGTCACCGAGCCGGACAGGTACCGGGTCGTGGCGCCGTATATCACGGTCAAGACGATGACCCCGGACGGCATGCAGATCCGGGGCCTGCATGCAGGGGCTCCGGTGCCGCTTGACGTCGAGCCGGCCGCCCTGGAGCATCACCTCACCCTGGGGCTGATCGAGCCGATCCCGAAGGCCCAGGCCCGCGCGGTCACCAGGGCCGAGGAGGCGGCCGGGGAGCCTGCCGCAGCCGGGGAGGCAGGCAAGGCTGCCGCTGCCGGGGAGGACGAACCTGCCGTTGCCGGGAAGGAAACGGCAGACGAGCCAGGACCGGCCGGGGAGTCCAAGGCCGGGCCCCCAGGGGGGCATGGCCGGGCAGCCGGCTCTCACGGCCGTACCCGGCCGGGGACAGGTAGCTGAGCGATGCCCGAGGTGTGGGCGCCGACACTGGCCGAGGTCGGGCAGAAGATCCCGACCCGGACCAGGGACACGCTCACGCCCGGGTCTGATGTGCTGCTGGGCACGTTCACCCCGAACACCACCCCGAACGACGCCCAGGCGCAGGGGTTCATCGACGCCGCCGTGGGCTGGGTCGTCGGGGAAGCCGGGGAGCTGCCGGCCAGCCCGCCCGCGTCCGACCAGATCGCCGTCCAGGCGCGGACGGCTGCCGCGTTCCGCGCCGCCTCGGATATCGAGATGGCCTACCCGAACCGGGACGCTGACATACGCACCGCGGCGATGCTCGACACCCGGGCCAAGGACGCGCTGGCGTCGCTGCTCCAGGCCCTCGCCATCGCCGGGGCGGGTGCCATCGAGCCCTACCCGGTGTGGCAGGCCCCGGACCCGCCGCTGTGGGCGGACATCGACCTTTGAGGAGGTGAGCAGTGGGCACGGACACGGCCAGGGCCGACGCGGCGGGTTTCCCCGGCAAGGCCGGGCAGGTATTCGCGGAGGACGCCGACCGGCTGGCCCGCGCGTTCACCTCCACGGCCGACCGGCTGAGCTACGACTTCGGCGTGCGGCTCCTGCCCGCGCCGTGGCATGAGCTGGGCGGACGCAACCAGGCCCTCCTCACCGAGATCATGCGCCAGCTCATCATCGAGGGCCAGGTGATCCCCGGTGGGTAGCGTCTACATGGTCGAGGACCCCGTGGCGGTCAAGCTGTGGACCGAATCCAGCCCGGTGGTCCGGTCGGCCATGGACCGGATCGCTGCCCTGCTCCTCGGCGCGATGAAGGCAGAGTGCCCGGTGTCCCCGGTGCAGGCGGTGTATGCCTACCCGGTGCCGCTCGGCCGCTCGGCGGGGCCGGCGCACCGGGGCCGTCCCATCGCCCGCCCGTCCGGGCCTGACGTGTCGCGGACCCGCTACCAGGGAGACCTGCCGCTGCGCCCGTCCGGGTACCTGCGCAACAGCATCCACGCCTTCCGCATGCCGGATGGCGCGATCATCGTCGGGCCGACCGCCGACTACGCCAAGTTCGTGATCGAGGGCACCGGCCCGCATGTGATCCGCTCGACGGGGCCATGGCCGCTGCGGAACCGCGCCACCGGGCAGGTGTTCGGCCCGGTCGTCAACCACCCGGGCACGGCGCCTAACAACTTCGTGGAGCGGGCAGTCGCGACGGTGCGCGGGGGGACGCTGATTGCTGCATGAGCGCCAACGCGGAGACCGCGATCCGGGCCTGGGTCAACACCCGGCAGGATCTCGTCAGCAACGGCGGGCCGCTGTCGGGCGGTGCCTACCTGCGGTCGCAGCGGTCCCCCGCGTCCGGTGCCTACGCGGTGATGGTGCGGCAGGCCGCCCCGGCCACGCGGATGGTCGCGGAGGACCCGGACCCGTCCCTGGCCCGCGTCCAGGCCCTCTGCTACGCGGGCACCGCGCCGCTGGCCGAGCAGGCAGCGACCGCGCTGGCCACCGCGTGGATGAGCCTGAGCGGGCTCCCCGAGCCTTGCGGGGACACGGGCGTGACCGTGCTGGTGTCCGACAACCTGACCGGCCCGTCAGCGGTGCCCCTGCCTGCCGACTCTGGCGAGGCGTACTGCTTCCAGGTGGGCGCCGACTTCGTACTGAGGAGTGAAGCATGACCGCATTCACGCCCACCGCTTGCAGCCGTGCAGCCGGGGTGAACAACGCCGCCGCGCTGACCGCCGTGACCGTCGCGGACACGTTCCCGTCCGGCGGCAACGTCTATTTCCGGGTCAAGAACACCGGGGCCTCCCCGGTCACCGTGACCGTCAACCCGGCTGCCGGCGGCGGGCCGCAGGGCACGACCGTCGCCCCGCTCGCGCTCGCCCCGGCCGTGCCCGCGACGACCGGGGACGTGACCTACGGGCCGTTCCCGCAAAACCCGTTCGGGGACTCCAACGGCAACGTGAACGTCACCTACTCGTCCACGACCTCGGTCACGGCCGGGTCCTTCATCTACCCGAGCGTCTGATGGCAGCCGAGGAGAAGCAGCAGCCAGCCGCGCAGGAGGAGGAGCATCCGCGCCGCAGGCAGGCCCGCGAACGCCACGAGGAGGCCCAGGCCGTGAAGTCTGAGCCGTTCGCCTACGTCGCCGGCGAGGACCTGTTCATCTACGACCCGGAGTCCGGTGCCATGCCGGCGCGGGCCTACGCCGCAGGCAGCCTCGTGCCGCCTGCCGACATCCAGCGCCACCCCGAATGGGCTGCGCTCGTGCACGAACCAGAGGAGTGAGCTAGATGGCTAGGGGCAACCCAACTGCGCTGGCGCTCGGGCCGGGCTACCTGTACGCGGGCGCCCTGGGCCGGATCGAGCCCGCCGACCTTGTGACCACCTGGGCCGCCGTAGACGCCGGGTGGGTCGCGCTCGGCTACACCGACGTGGGCTCCGAGTTCGACTACCAGCTCAACACCGCCGCCGTGAACGTGGCCGAGGAACTCGACCCGATCAGCAACGCGCCGACCGGGCGCACCTCCTCGGTGACCTTCAACCTGTCCCAGATGACCGCGACCAACCTCAAGCTCGCGCTGAACGGCGGGGTCATCACCACCGGGACCGGGATCGTCACGGTCGAGCCCCCGGACCTGGGCACAGAGGTCCGCACCATGCTCGGGTATGAGTCCGAGGACCACACCGAGCGGTGGATCTGGCGGCAATGCCTGATGACAGGCCAGATGAAGATCGTCCGCCAGAAGGGCGCGGCCAACGCGACCGTCGCCACCGTATTCAGCCTGGAGAAGCCCGCCACCGGGTCGCGCCTGTTCCGGGCCATCCTCCAGACCCCGCTGCGTTCCTAGTCATCACCGGAGGCTCCTATGCGTGAGTACACCTCGGCGCCGGCCGAGGGCGAGGCCAACCCGCTGGCCGGGCTCGAGTTCCGCCTCGACGGGCAGCTGTTCCGCTGCGAGGGTGACCTCTCGATCCTCGAAGTGGCCGAGCTGGCCCGGGTCGCGGCCACGGGCGGCGAGATGGAGGAGGCCGCCAAGCTGGGGCTGATCGCGGAGCAGTTGCGGGCCGCGTTCGGTGACGCCGAGTACGCCCGGTTCCGCGCCCACTGCCGGGAGCACAAGACAGCCAACTCGGTGCTCCTGACGATCCTGGCCGACATCAACGCCGAGGTGCAGGCCGTGGTGGAGCGTGAGACCGGCCGCCCTACGATGCCGCCATCGCCCTCTGGGACTGGGGAACCGGAGACGGACGAGCGGACCTCGCGCATTATCAACATGACCACCGGGGACGTGACCGTAGTCCCGCTGCGGAAGCAAGACGCGCAACTGGAGGCCCCGACCGTTCGGCCGCGCCGTCCGCCGCAAGACAGGCAGCCGAAGCGAAGGCGCACGGGCTGACGCTGCGGGAGTTCTGCGACCTCGCGGAGTACGCCCTGCGCCGCAAGATGGAGGCGAGTGACCTGCTCATGCTGCTAGCCAGGATCTCCCAGGGGCTCGGGGACCGGGGGCTGGGCGGGTATGAGATCCCGGCCGAGCGGCTGGGCGCGCTGCTCGGCGAGGACGAGGAGCCGGGCCCGGCTACCGGGGACCGCCGCGCGCAGCAGGTCGCCGCGGTCGCGGAGGCCGTGGGCGGGGAGGTCGGCTAGTGGCCGGCTTCGAGCTGTACGAGGCGTTCGTGGAGCTGCGCGTCGGCACCGCCAAGCTGGCCAGGGACGTAGAGAAGGGCCTCAACGAGGGCACTGCGGCAAGCAGCGTCACAGCCGGGGAGCAGGCCGGGACAGGGTTCGCCGGCGGGTTCAAGGCCAAGGCCGGGGCCACCTTCAAGAGCGCGGTCGGGGAACTGTCCAAGATCGGGGTCGCCACCCTGGGCGCGGTCGGGGTCGCGTCGATCAAGATGGCTGCCGACTTCCAGGAGGGCCTGACCACCCTGGTCACCGGGGCCGGGGAGTCTGAGCGCAACCTGAAGATGGTGGGCGAGGGCATCAAGACCATCGCCGTCACGTCGGGCACGAGCACCGCGGAACTGATCAAGGGCATGTACATGATCGAGTCCGCTGGCTACCACGGGTCGGCGGGGCTGCGGGTCCTCCAGGCTGCCGCGGAGGGCGCGAAGGTCGGGAACGCGGACCTGGGTGCCGTGGCGAACGCGGTCACCACCGTGATGACCGACTATGCGCTCAAGGGGCCTGCCGCCGCCGCCGACGCGACCAACGCCCTGGTCGCGGTCACGGCCCGGGGCAAGACCCACCTCCAGGATCTTGCCACGTCAATGGCCCGGGTCCTCCCGACCGCTGCCGCTCTCGGCGTGAGCATGGGGCAGGTCGGCGGCGCGCTGGCCACGATGACCGGGGAGGGCACGTCAGCCCGGCTGGCGGCGATGGGCCTTAACGCGACCCTGCTGGCCATGGCTGCGCCGAGTTCCAAGGCGTCCAAGGCGATGGGTGACCTGGGCCTGTCATCCAAGACCGTCGCGGACACGCTGACCCACCAAGGGCTGGTCGCCGCCCTCGACCTGGTATCCCAGGCTGCTGAGAAGGCCGGGCCCAGGGGCTCCCCGGCTTACGTCGCCGCGATGAAAGAAATGCTCGGCGGCACCAACGGGCTGCGGGTCGGCCTCCAGCTCACCGGCACCCACATGCAAGCCCTGATCGGGAACACCGCCGCCGTCAACGCAGCCATGCACTCCGGTAAAGACGGGGTAAAGGGCTGGGAGCTGGCGCAAAAAGACTTCAACGTCCAGCTTGACATCTTCAAGGCCCGGCTGGAGGTAGCCGGGATCACGCTCGGCCAGAAGCTCCTGCCCGTGCTGTCTACCGCGCTGGGGTTCCTGATCCGCACCCACCTGCTGTTCCCCGCGATCATCGCCCTGATGGGCGTCCTGACGGCTGCGATCGTCGCCCAGGCGGTCGCCTGGCAGCTAACCCCGGTCGGGTGGATCGCGGACGGCATCGTGGCCATCGTCGCCGCCCTCGTCCTGCTCAAGAAGGCATGGGACGACTCGTCGGGGTTCCGCGAGTGGATGTACGGCTTTGCCATCGGGGTCCTCGATGACGCCAAGGTCATCGTCGGGGCCTTCAAGTTCATTGTCGATGCGTTCCTGTCCTTCGTGGGGACGATCCTGCACGGGGCGGCTGATGCCTTCGGGTGGATACCGGGCATCGGCGGCAAGCTCAAGACCGCGGACAAGGCATTCCACGACTTCCACTCCTCCGTCGATGATCATCTCAGCGGGATGATGAACACGATGACGAAGTGGCAGCAGAAGCTCCAGGGTGCCATCGACCAGTCCAAGACCGCCGGCGACAAGATCACGGCCGATTTCGCCAGGCAGGGCAAGGCCAGCTCGACATCTACACCAAGGCCGTCACCGACCACGGCACCAAGTCCGAGCAGGCCCGGCCGCCCCGCCAGCACCTCATAGACGACCTGACCAAGGCCGGGCTTAACGCCACCATCGCCAAGAAGGATGTCAACGACTACACCACGGCGGTCCAGGAGCACGGGGTCAAGTCCGATGCGGCACGGGCTGCCCGGCAGCGGCTCATCGCGGACATCACCTCGGTGTGGAACAACAGCCAGCAGGGCAAGACCGACATCGACAAGCTGACCGCTGCCATCCGCAACGCCTCCTCCACCTCCGACCAGGTGCAGTCGGCACGGCAGCGGCTCATCAATGACCTGATCAACGCGGGGCTCGACGCCAAGGATGCCCACTCCTACGTAGACGGCCTCACCGACGCGATCAACCACATGCCCAAGAACCCGACCACGGTCCTGCACCTCAAGGGCGTGGGCACCATCGCCATCAACGCCTCCGGGGCCTACATCCAGGGCGAGTCCGGGCACATCGTCGCCGCCGGCACCGGCTATGCGGGAGGCACCGCAGGCGCGGCGCCAGGGTGGGCATGGGTCGGTGAGCGAGGCCCGGAGCTGGCCCACTTCTGGGGCGGCGAGACCATCATCCCCAACCACGCCATCGGGGCACTGCCCGGCTACGCGGCCGGCGCGGGGATCGGCACCCCGTTCTCGTACACCCCGGCTGCGGCCAACAAGTGGATGACGCAGCAGGCCCAGGCCATGGAAGGCAAGTTCGCCACCGGCGCCGCCAAGACCTTCGAGCAGGGCTACGAGAAGGCCCTCATCAAGGCCCTGTCCCTGGGCGGTCCCGCCATCGTGGCATGGGCGCTGCAGTGGCAGGGCCGCATCCCGTACGTGTGGGGCGGTACCGCGATCCCGGGCGGCTGTGACTGCTCCGGGTTCACCGGCACCGCCTACGCCCATTTCGGGATCAACGCGCCGCGTACCTCCGAGGCGCAAGGCGCATGGGTGCGGCGCACACCGCCGGAGCCGGGCGGGCTCGCGTTCTACCACTCCCCGGCAGGAGGAGCCGACCCCGGCCACGTCGCCATGGTCATCGACGCCTCCACCGTGCTGTCCCAGGGCGGCGGGATGGGACCCAACCTGATGGGGATCCACGACATGCCGCTGCTGTGGACCGGCATCCCGCCCGGGGGATTCAGCGGCCTGGCCCGGACCGCTGCCTCAGTCGGCGGGTTCGGCGGCAACGGCGGCACCGGGGACGTGCGGGCCTGGCTGCTGGCGTCACTGGCCACCACCGGGGAGCCGGCATCGTGGCTGCCGTACCTGACGTGGATGGTCGGCGCCGAGTCCGGGGGCAACCCGCGTGCCTTCAACCCGTCCGGCGCGTCCGGGCTGCTGCAGATGAAACCCGGCACCTACGCCGCGTTCGCGACCCTGGCCGGCGGGATCTGGGACCCGATCAGCAACGCCGCAGCAGCCGAGCGGTACATCGCCGCCCGCTACGGGGCGCCGTGGAACATCCCCGGCGTCGAGTCGTCGGGTTACAGGGGCTACGCGGGAGGCGGGCGGATACCGGAGGACGTGCTCGGCATCGGCCGGTCGGGGGCCGGGTACCTGTTCCACGGCGGGGAGGTCGTCACCCCGCTAGGCGGGGCACAGCCCGTAGACACCGGGCTGGAGGCCCACCTCGGGCAGATCGCCCAGCTACTCGCGGAGGTCCCCGGCGAGACCGCGGACGGCATCGCGGACATCCTGAACGGCATAGGCCGCCGCGCTGTCCGCAGCAACGCCTACTCGGTAGGTGCCTATGGCTGACAGCCTGGTCATCGGTGACGTGATCGAGCTGCTCGGCGGCGGGGTGCCATCTACCCACCCGCTGTGCCAGGGCGCGATCTTCCGCCTGGCGCCGGGGTTCGACCTGTCCGCGCCGCAGCCGAACCCAGGCACCGTGGCCTCGCTGCTGCTGGGCGGCGGGGCTCCCATCGCCGGGCATGTGGACAACCGCAAGCCGGTCCTGCCGGTCGTCATCATCGTGCCGCCCTCGGGGGACCCGATAGCCGACCAGGGCACCCTGGCCGGCGCCCGCGAGGCCCTGGCCCAGGCCGTGTCCGAGCCCCGGTGGACGATGACCTACACCCGCGACGGGGCTCAGCCGATGCTCCTGGACTGCTTCGCCGCGACCGCGATCACCCGGGCCTACTCGATCATGCGGGACAAGCAGCTCCTCTCCGAGGTCGATGTATCCCTGGAGGCAATGCCCTACGGCCGGTCGGATACCCCGGAGGTGATCCTGTTCGCCGCGCCGTCGCAGGGCTGGCAGCCGCCGCCATCGGTGGTGCTCCTGGACGACTTCGGCACGAACCCGACCAACACGCTGAGCGCGGTCAATGCGACCTTCGAGGGCGGCATCGGCACCTGGACCGGCGCCGGTAACTCCTCGGTCGCTCCCACCTCGGCGCAGTTCCACTCCGGGGCGGCGGCCATGGCCATGACGTGCTCGCCGGCCGGGAACATGCAGGCCGCGTCGGTGCTGGCCGCGAACATCGCCACCGGGGGGCTGCCCTGCCGGGCCGGGGACACCATCAACGTGTCCGCATGGTTCCGGGCTGCGGCCACGGCCCGCTCGGTGAACGCCGGCGCGGACTTCTACGACAACACCGGGACCCTGATCGGCGCCACCTTGCGGGGTACCAGCGTGACCGACTCCACGACCGCGTGGACGCAGGCCACTGCCGCGCTCACCGCCCCGGCCGGCGCCGCCTGGTGCCGGGCCAACCTCCAGGTCGTCTCAGCCGCGCTGAGCGAAGTCCACTACGCCGATGACGTGGACCTCGACCGGGGCAACGTCAACCCGTCGAACTGGGCGCAGTGGTATGCCGCGAGCACGGGGATGCTGTCACCGAACTCGGCACGGTGGGCCCGCCAGTCCTCCTCGTTCCCCGACTACGCGCGGACGCTGCCCGCGCCGCTCGACATCACCGGCCGCAACAAGATCTCATTCTGGGCAGGGCTCGGCACCAGCACCTACAACCTGTGGCACACCGGGGCCGTGACCGTCCAGGTGATCCTCACGGACGGCTCGGGCAACACCGTGTCGATCGCCGCCCACGTCCCCATGCTCGCGTCGGCGCTGCCGACTAACCCGAGGTGGAACAAGGTCTCGGCGCCGATCCCGCAGAGCGACGGCTTCGACTTCACCACGATCTCCTCCTACGAGATCAAGCTATGGAACAAGTCGGTTAAGACCGGGCAGCTCCTCCAGGCCGAGTGCTACCTTGACACGCTCACCGCCTCGCCCGCGTCGAACACCGGGACGACCGGGGCGCGGGGCCAGCTGTACTCGCTGCCCGGCGCGGTCGGGACGGCGATAGCCCCGCTCCAGGTACAGCTCCAGCCCGGCCCGCTGGCCCTGCCCGTGCAAGCAGTGTTCACGACTGCAGGCTCCAACAACTGGACCGCGCCTGCCGGGGTGACCTCGGTGCAGATGGCCGAGTGCTGGGCGGGCGGCGGCGGCGGCTGCTACGCCGGGACGGCCACGGCCGGGGCAGGCGCCGGCGGCGGGGAGTACGCAGCCGACTACAACATCCCGGTCACCCCGGCGACGGTGTATCACCCCGTCGTCGGCGCCGGCGGCACCGGGGGCCTGGTCTCCGGGCCGACCGCCGCGACGAACGGGGGCAGCAGCTCGTTCACCGGGGACTCGGGCCGGTCGGTCCTCGCCCACGGCGGCGCAGCCGGCGGCACCCGGGGCCAGATCTACTGGCAGGGGTACGGCGGCACCGGGTCGGCTGCCGCAACCCACTACGACGGCGGTGACGGCCAGTACACCGGAGGCGGGACCTCCGGTGTA